GACGCGTGGTGTGTCTTTTGTGTGGGCGGGCTTCTGTTCCTGCAAGGCATAGGTTATTCTTTCAGCCGCTCATCCGGCTTGGTCGTCATCAGGCGGTAGAGCTTGGTGTCGGTCGGGAAGCTGTTCGTGAACGGCACAAGATTGCCTGCGCAGCGGATCAGACCGCAGCCGGCCGGTACGTTCGTGATGTACCCCAACTGCGTGTCCGAGATGTTCAGCAGCTTTGCCAACTCCCCGCGGTCGGTCGCGCTCTGGTTCAGCATGATGAGAAATTCCGAGTTTGCCAGCATCAGCCGCGCCGTATCGGAGCGCAGCAGCTCATCCACGTTCTGCGTCAGGCCGGTGATCAGACCGTTATATTTGCGGATACGCTTCCAGAGTTTGTAGAAAAAGTTGGAGCTGTACTCGTAACGGAACAGCAGGTAAAACTCATCGCAGACGATCCAGGTGCGCCGGCCGGCTTTCCAGTTCTGGATGACGCGGTTGTAGATGGCATCCAGCGTTACCAACATTCCCAGGGGCATCAGCTGTTCGCCCAGCTCTCGGATGTCATAGTCGATGATTCGCGCCCTGGTATTCACGTTGGTGTGCCGCGCAAAGGTGTTGAGTGTGCCCGTGATAAACAGTTCGCTCGAAAGCGCCAACCCCTGCGCCTCGGTCTCCGGCTGCATTTTCAGCAGGCGGTAAAAGTCTTTCAGCGTCGGGGGTGTGCCGGTGCAGCCGCGGTCAAGGTAGGGCTTGTACAAAAGTTCCGTGCAGCGACCCAAAATCGACTTTTCGGCGGCGGTCAGGCTGCCCGCCAGCTGCTCTTCCAGTGTCTTCCGCCGCTCCTGCGCCTGTTCTTTCCGGGCAGGGCTTTTCACGGTGTAGGGCAGCTGGATGATAAGGTCGAGTTTTCCGCTTCCGGCCTGCTCGTCCACGGCGTCCATGATGCGCAGCTTGCGGATGAGCCGCTGGACGGTGCTGTTGGGCTCGTTCATGACAGAGTAGAAGGGGTTCTCCACGATAGCCGCCCGCTCTTTCGGCAGGATAACTTCTTCCTTCTGCCCGGTCCTGTCGTTGTAAAGCTCCACCCGCACATCGTCCGGGTACCACTCCTTCACCTTGCCCACCCGCATAGACCGGATCTCTGTCTCCCCCGTCACCGGGTCCTCGTCGATGTCCACCGGCACGATGGCGATGACGCCTTCGTCCAGCAGGGAGAGATAGATGTCGTACCGCAGAGCCCTGCCCGTCTGGTCCTTGTTGGCCGAAAGGTTTAGGCATGAATTAAGGCCCGAGTCCAACACCGCATCGAAGCGGTCGTTTTCGTCGAGCCTTACGTGGTTTATGGTGATAGCTGTGGCGTCCTGCGCCATCCGGGCGTAAATTGCCGTCAGGATGGTGCGGTCGGTCGTCCGGTTCAGCCTTGGTCGGTCGGGCCGGTAGCTGTAGCCCCCTCCGTACACCCGGGGAGGGTCCCGGTTCAGAAATGCGTTCCAGGCGTGTTTCAGCCTGGAGCCAAATGTGTTAGGCATCTTTATCCTTTCTATTGCAGGTCAAGAAATTAGTGCAGCATCCAAACAGCTATTTCTGGTCGTCTTTCTTCTGCTGATCCTGCTTTGCAGCACTGCCGTTCACCACAGCATTCGCCAGTTCAGGGTTGCCCAGCACATCGGAAACAAATTTCTTCGCGCCGTAGCTCATCACGCCCGCTGTCGCCTTGGTCAGCACCTGCTTTCCGGCGTCCGACATGACCTGCTTCACAAAGCTCTTGCCGCCGTACACGTCGTTCCGCAGCTGTTTCACGTCCTTCTGGAGCTGCAAGCGCTCCTTCTCGGCCTTCAGCTCCTTGTTGGGGTCATCGACCCGGATGTTGGTCTGCCCCTGTAAGTCGCGGTACTGCTTTTCCATCTGGAGCCGGTTGATGCGCGCCCGCAGCTCCTCATCGGAGTAATCCTCGGCTTTCTTGCCCGAGCGCTTCGGCGCATACTCCACCTGTTCGGCGTCCTCGCCTGCATTCCCGTCTCCGCTGTAGTGCTTCTTTCCGGCCGCCGTCAGGGTGCCGTTCTTGTTCTGGTATCGCCGCACGCCCCACTTCATGCCCTTGATGCCCCAGTGGTACAGCTCATCTTTGTATCCCTGCATTTTGCCATCACCTCACTTTCCATGCAATCTCAGCTTCCGCGCACTGCCCTTCCCAAACAGCCCGTGCTGCATGAATTTCCAGTAATCCATTTTGATTTCTCACCTGCCTTCACTTCAAACTGATTGCATGGGCGATATGATCCCACCAGTCACCTCTCATATATAACCTCACTCAAATGCATCCCGGTTCAGCTTCCACGCCACGTAGGCATCCATCAGCGCCGCCACGGCGTCGATCTTCTTGTCGTGCCGCTGCTTGTAGAGCTTCCGGTTCCCGTTGGTGTCCTCCAGCGTGATGCAGTTGCCCATGGCAAATTCCATCAGTGCCTCGTCGAACAGCAGCTTTCTCTGTTCGCTCAGCTTCTTCAGTTCGCCCAGCGGCACACTCTCCGTCCTTGCGCCCTGAATGACCTTTTCGATGCCAAAGGGGCCGTTCTCCTGCGCCCACCGCTCCACGAATTCCTTCGCGTTGTAGGGGTCGTAGCCAAAGGCCCGCACGTCGTACTCGCTCTGCAGGATGTAGGCGTCGAGGTCGTCGTAAACCTGCATCATGTCCAGCACAGTCCCGTCGAACACCTGCAAAGTGCCTTCGTTCATGAACTCTTCGTACTTCTGCCGCATCGCCAGCGGAAGCTGTGAGAGGGTGTAGCTGGTGATGTAATCCCGCGTTTTCACCCCGAAATATCCGTTCTCCAGCGGGAACAGGAAGTCAAACGAGCAGAAATCGTCGCCCAGCGAAAGGTCAGCGCCCATGGCACAGGGCATCTGCCAGAAGTCCCGGTGTCGGTGCCGCAGGGTCTCCTCATAAGTAAAGAAGTAGGTGTAGCCTTCCATCGGCAGGTTGAAGCGCTTGGCCAGAATATCATTCCGTGCACCGGGCGAGTTTTCTGCGCGCTCCACATCCAGCTGATAAGTCTCGTAGCTCACAGTCTGCCCGAGGTTCGGGTTCGCCTTCAGCCACATTTCCGGCTTGCCTACTTCGTCGATAGAGTCCAGCTTGTAATAGAAGATGGAGACATGCGGGTTGACATACTCGCCCTTCAGGATCTCCATCAGCTCCATTTTGATGGTGTCGCCGCAGCCGTTTCGGACAGTACCCTCCGAGCTTGCCGCCACGATGAGATAATCTTCGTTCTTGGCTGCGCCCTGCTCGATGGCGCCGATGGGGTCTTCCCGGATGTCACAGGAGAGCCATTCGTCCACGGTCGCCACACGGTCGCGCCGGCCCTGTAATTTCTCGATGGTCATGGGGCGTATCTCCAGCAGCGAACCCGTCAGGAAATTCTCGATTCCCTTCTTGGTGGAGGCCATCTTCACCCGGTCGCTCTTCGCACCCGTGGTGTTCTGGATGCTGCCCATGGTCATGAACTTAAAAACAGGTCCTCTCGCCCGCGCCAGTGCTGTCCGGAACGGCGAGAGGACTTCTTCTGCCTGTTTCATGGTGGGGGCAGTCGTCACCTGCTGGGTCGTGCTCTTGTCCACCGTCATAAAGTAGGCCTGTAAGCACTCCAGATACATGGTCTTTGCTGCCGCACGGGTAATGATGAGATACTGCTTGGTGATGAGCCGCTTCTTGATGCGCTTTCGCTCGTAGTGTCCTCCATGTCCCCCTGGCTCCGGCACGTACACGCTCCGCTCCACAAAGTAGTACCAGCCGAAGATCTCCTCTGCCCAGAGCTTGAAGCTGTCCAGCAGTTTCAGATCACTGCCGTCCGTCAGCGTCAGCTCCCTCTCGCAGAACTTGATAAAGCCGTTGACGGCCTTGTCGTCGTAGTAAACGCCCGGGTTCGCGATGAGGTCGTCGATCCGGTTCATTTCCATTGAAATTTCCCGGCAGACAGGTATCTCGCCCCGCATCACGGCCTCCCGGAACCGGCCGTAGTAGATGGGCGTGGCCGTGTTCGAGAGTGCCATAATTTTATTCTCCTAAGTCCTATTCATTGCAGGTTCGTGCCGTACCGCAGCGAAAATGAGGTTTTCATCAAGGTCCATTATAATAAGGTAGCGCTGTCACAGTGTCTCGCTTTTTAATATGGCTTTTTCGGATTGTCGAAGCACTCCTTCGAGTTCGGGCATTTCCATGACCTGAAGTTAGCGCAGGTCCGGCAGAGACTGTAAGCGTCCGTCATGTTCCAGTTCACCGTTTCAGACGCCCATAGACGCATCGCTTCCTGTATATCATGCATATCGTTTTTTATCCCTGTCTCCATCATAGGGTGTGCTCACACGTTCCGTTTCACCGCAGCAGGAGTCCTCGTCGATCTCCGTTATGACTCCGCTTTATCAAACTCGATGTTCAGCCGGAACTCCATTTCTGCAACGGTATTTTTCAGCGCCTCCATGGCGGTCGAACTCTGCGGCGGGTCAAACGCGAGCCTTACCTTTGCGCCCATGTAGGACGCGATGGTCTTCGCCCGCTCGTCTCCGGGCAGAAAGTCGTCCCACACGGCACTTGCGTCCACGATGCTAAAACCCTTCTCCGGCCCCACGCCCAGCTGCTGCAGCACCAGAAATACCGCGTTGATGTGCATGATGATGTCCGCATCAAACGCCGTGTAGCTCTCCGCTATCCCCAGCAGCTTCTTCACGCTTGTCAGGATGCTGTCCATAACTACTCCTTATAGAAAAGAAAAAGCGCCCCCCCCCGCCAATGACGAGCGCGCCCACAACACAATTATTTAAAGTGTAT